AGTATTTGTTTGGTATGGTTTCATTGATAAGGGTATCAATCATCGTCGCGGTGTTTGGGCACTTAATCTCAACCAAGCCATCGTCGCCCACCAAGCCGTCAGGAGACGCGCCAGCGTCGTCGATAGTCGGGTGGGGTACAAAGCCAACCTCATCAACAAAAACGCCCTCACGCGCCTCGTAAGCCGCCCGTGCAAATGGCTCCTGTTCTGTACCCCAAGCCATAGCCGCGTTAGTAAACGATTCACCTTTGTCGCCCGTGAACCGTTCAACTATTAACTGAGCCATGTAGTTCTCGCGGCTGGCTGAGTAGCCCGACTTGGTCTTAGCCATTAGGTCTGCAACTCGGCTGGCGGTTACTTTGCCAGCACGAGCCGAGAACCATTCATCGGTTCTTTGTTCCATTACAGTTCTGCCTTTCGTGCATCTTTAGCGGCGATGATTTGCGACTTCAACTCTGGGTCTGTCCCGCAAGCCTTGAGCGCAATAGCGTAATGCAGTTTCAAATTATCTAAACTGTCGGCTGTTTCGACTGCTGTTAAGTAGCCGTTAAACACATCTGCATCCATGACGTATTTGTGTTTGCGTGACGCCGCGTTACCGTCGTCGTCCTCTGCCGCGATGCCGCAAGCCGCCATAACCGAGTATCGACGCGCATAGGTAAGAGCGCTACCGTAACCCTGCGGGTCTTGTTTACTAGCTGGAACGTGCAGTTTGCCGCCGCGTATTGTCTCGCCTGATTCGTGCATAAACACGGTTTCGACTGTTACGCCTGTGGCGTCCTCTGATGTTTCTTGAAGTAGCGCAATACCTTGGTTTAACAGCGCCTCGTTGACAGCTTCCAAACAACCAGCTAGGTCAGCGTACTTGCTTTTGAAATGCGGGTTGGTGCTCGTTTTAAGTGCTGGCGCAAATTCGCGCTTGGCGGCTACAAAAGCCTTTGCTATGTTGTTCATTTCCACTCTCCTTTGATTTCTTCAAAATGCTCGTCGCCGAACACGGTTTCGCCAAAAATCGGCATATCTTCATCTTCCATTGCGTTTTCAAGGTCAACCACAGCATCAATAAACTCATCTGAATCTTGATTGACCAGTGTTTTAAGCAAAGCCAAACCATGCTCGTTTAGTGCATAGATTTTTTTCATTACATTCCCCTTTGAGATTGAGTTAAGTGATTGGCAATTTGTGACCAGTTAACCGCTGACAAATCATCACCTCTGTTTGAAACGATTCGTTTCGCAACAAGACACAGGTAGTTAGCAACCTCGCCGCTAGACGAAGAATCTACCCAAGGATGGTCTTGCAAATCAAACAAATCGAAAACGGTAAGAGCAACTTGCCGTGTTTGGTTGTTTTCCCACTTCATAATGATTCCCCTTTGAACGCGTAGCCCCTTGCTACACGTTCATTATAAAACAAAAAAATATGCAAAGTAAAAAAAATTTTTACATTAAATTCCCAACCAACAACTCCTCAGCTTCAGTTTTTAGTCTATTGCCATAACCGAACCAAGCGTTACTGAGACGGTTGTCAGCGTTGTAGCCGCGTTCGTGGTCTACATATTGGGTAACTGCGTTAAGCAAACCCCAACGAGTACCTGATACGCCCTTAAAATCGGACCCCATACCAAGACCATCAAAGAGTTCTAACACCTTTTTGTGACTACGAGAGTCTGCCAAAACCAATTTTTTGACGTTGTTTTCACGTACCTGTTGCATAGTTGGCGGGAACATCTCGTTCAAAAATGACTTGACATATTCGCTAGTGACTGATTTGTGAGCTAGATATTGGTATCTAGCCATCATTTCTTCAAAATTTTCAGTCATTACGCCCAACTTGTCTGCCATCAGTTGTTCGTCAAAATGAGCACCATGAGTTATGGAAACACGACTTGGTGCATATTCGTTATCGGCGGCACTAAGCGTGTTATTGCAAACTACGCGAATGCTTGTAAACTGACCAACCGTTGCGGTTGAGCCATCAAAAGAGGTGGAAAGCAAAACGTATCCTTTGACCCAGTCATCTCCCATCACGCAAGCCTCTTGATTTGTTTTTGCTAAAGCCCAGATGCGTTTACCGCCATTAATAGCGCCGGCAACTTCTAGTGAAAAACCGGCATTTTTTGCAAGTTTGTCGAAAAAGCTAAGAATTTGGTCAGGCTGATGAACGCGATAACGGTCGGTTACGATGCCGAGCGGAGCAAAAGTATCAGAACGATAGACCACGTTGCGCCCAGCAACTGGTTGCGCAATGTACTCATTTTCTGGCTGGTATAAAACACGAGAGACTTTGGCTTGCCAATCCAACCCAGCCTCTTTGCGCCAAACTTCTATTGGAGCATCTTCGGTTAACTTTTGACCCAAGCCATGCCAAGGTGTTTTGCCTACGTAAGCGATTTCTGACTTACCTGTGATTTGATTTGTTTCGATTTGATGTGCCATGTTTAAACCCCTTTTTGGTTAAGTAGCAAATGCTACAAATTGATTATAAACACAAAAAAATACAAAAAAAATACAAGGTAAAAAAATTTTTTACGCACGTATTAGTAGAAATACCAATATACAAAAAGCCAAATTTACTTTTATCATTCGCACATGAACACATTTAACGACTTCATGGCAGACCTAAACGCTCTAGTGCGTCAACTACCTATGAGCGAGATAGAAGCTATACTTTGGCTTCAATCATTGCAGTACAACTGTATGCTTGCCGCCGAGCGGATACAAAGAGAAGACCTTAGCAAAGAAAGTTTTGGGGGCACAGATTGAACCCGTATGACCGTCAAGTGGACGGAAACCACTATCAAAAATTAGTCATTCAGCCAATGCAGTATTCGATGCTGAACAATCTTGATGCGTGCCAACACACGGTCATCAAATACGTCACCAGATTCAGGGACAAGGGTGGCATCAAAGACTTGGAGAAAGCCAAGCACTGCATTGATATGTTAACTGAAGTCATGAGCAGACCGAAAAGGGTTTCCCTCCCCTTCCCCCTGCCTAACGTTCTTTCATTCACAAGGGGATTGAATGGGAGAAAATATGCATTACTACCAATTCAACATTGGTGACTATGCCAGTCACACATCGCATCTTTCGGAGATGGAGGATTTAGCGTATCGGCGATTGTTAGACTGGTATTACTTACACGAAACCCCAATATCACTAGACATAAAAGATGTGGCTATACGAATTCGTATGCGAACGCATTGCGATTGCATTGAATTTGTATTGCGAGAGTATTTTGACCGCACCGAATCAGGGTGGGTTCATCATCGTGCAGACAAGGAAATAAGCAAGACTGGAGAGAAGTCAAGCAAAGCATCAGCAAGCGCCAAAGTCCGATGGAATAAGGAAAGAGATGCGAACGCATTGCAAACGCAATCCGAACGCAATGCTACACATAACACAGAACACACTACACAAGACACAAAACACAGTAAACCTAAATCAACGCGCGGTTCGCGGTTGCCAGCCGATTGGAAACCTAATGTTGAATTGGCAGATTGGTCAAAGACTGAAAGACCAGACCTAAACCTGCGTAAGGTGCTAGAGGAATTTAGGGACTACTGGACATCGGTTGCTGGCTCCAAGGGCGTAAAGCTAAACTGGGATGCTACATGGCGCAACTGGGTTCGCTCACAGAAAGCACAAAAGCAGACATTTGCTCAACAAGCCGCTGATGTGGCTCGGACTACCGTACCACCACCACCAAACCAAGATGCTGCGCTCAAGCAAATAATTGCTGACCGTGAGAAGTGTTCACCACCACCAGCACATATCCGAGAGATGATGAAGGGGATTTTGGGGGTGAAAAATGCGTAAACGTAGCAAATACAAACCCAAAGGCGTGCGTTTAGACCCTTTGAATTATGTTATCACGGGCATAACCAAAATATCCGCGAGGGAATCCGAATACGTCACCATGCACCTAAAAAACATGAGTGCGCTCGATTCGCTTACCAAAGGCACGGCTAACAAAGGCGAGATTGATATTGTCATCGGGGTTATTAACGTCGCTGAGGCGCTTTGTGAACTAGGGTTCGGTAAGGAATATCACCAACTGGTTTTAGACGCGTCCAGCGCCCTTTATGACGTTTGCAAAAGGTCTTTAGATATAAACGATAGGTTCATTTGTCGGGGTGAGGAATTGTCGGCAATCAAAACAGGGTATGAAGTGCACGACGCGCAGATGGAAGTTTGTACTATCGGCGAATTAGAAAAAGCGTTAGACCTTATCAAGGCGGTGTTAAGCGAAAAGAAAGCCAAGGTGATTGCATGAGGGGTGGCAAAAATCCAGCAAAACGAGTTGATGCCTACCTGTTTGCTAAGACTTGGAAAATGTTTGATATGGGTCGGGAGGTGGATGCTCACCAGTTGGCAGACTCGCTTGAAGTGTCTATGCGAACATCTTGGCTCTGGCTCAGAACGCTGCACGAAATGCGGTGCATCCATATCGTCGGCTGGAAAAAGGACACTATTGGACGCGACCAGACACCGATTTATTTGGGTGGGGATGGATTTGACAAGCCGAAATCCAAGAGGACGCCAGAAGACCGCAAACGCAAGT